CGTAGGAAAGTCTCGAGACTCTCAAGATGTTGTTTTTTGTCGTCGAGTTCTTTACTCATTTTCTCGGTGCTGTCACAGGTTTTGGTTGAACTGCATTGGGGTTTTGACTATTTGGTGGCACTGCTCCGTTGCCAATTCCAGCTGCACGAGCTGCTTCAGCCTCCTGTTCAGGAGTCATTTTACCCGATAAGGAGAGACTAGGTTTAGCCCGTTTCGACTCCAATTCGGCCTGTAACCGGGCTTGCTGCTCTGCCTGTATCGCCTGTTGTTCCTGTGGTGTGTAACGGAACCGTTTGATGTTACCGGCACCACGGAGATACTGCATTTCCTCGACAATCTTGACAGGATCAACACCCGCTGCCATACGACTAGCCGCAGTTGGGTCACTTTGTAGAATTGTTGCCAACAAATCTTGCAAACTCTGTGCCATAAAGCCTTTTTCCGACGAAAGTGTAGAATCAAACACAAAAAAGTCATTTCCACCTACAATTTCCTCTGGTGTCCCTTGAAATGTTGTAAACCTTTGCATCATCTCCTGAACTGCGGCTTGATCGTCGGACGGTGGCGTGCCAATTACCAGATTAAAGGAGTCCTGTGACAAACCTTGACGAGAATTTGCCAACATTAGTCTACCAAGACGTCCAAGACTTGACTCCCAAATCAAATGTCCATGAAGTTTCATGCGACCAGCTGCGCCTGAAAGGACAGTGCGAGCTTCTTGAGCTGACCGACGACCTTGATTATACTGCCCCATGATATTGTCGTTAACACCGGTGACAGTTTGCATAATTTTACCTAAGATTTCGGCGTCCGTCAGATGACCTTGTGTCACATCAGCTACTGCCAACTGCTTCACCCACCGATCAACCCCAGATTTTGAAGCGTTGGACCGAAGATAAATGTCGCCGTCCCCGTCAAGTGAGCTAGTTTCAATGCCACCAGCATCAACAACCAACCGACCACGCATGTTCCGACGAACATCAGTAATACGAGAATTAATATGCCACGTGATAACATCTTGTAAACGATAGATTAGGTCAGCCAACCCAAGACTGACGGTTTGGTGCATATCTGGTGTAAATTGTGCCAATGCTGGTTCACACCGAATAACACGGTTGTCGTTGGCATACCATAAATGATACAAAATAGGGAACTCCTCTGGTCCGAGTTTCTTATTCGCAGGACCAAATTTGTATTTGCTTGGAACGAGCCAAACTTGCATTTTGGTCACAAGCACAACGCCCTCACTTTTACCTTGACCAAACAACCACTCAACTGGTTTTGAACTACCAAATTCAATCGAACCACGAGTTGGGCCACCACGAACAGTGTCGAGATTGTTACCAAGAGGCTGAATGTGGTTAACACCAGCAACCTCACCAGCAACTTCCAACTTGCGAAGCTGGCTCATTGTGTATTCTTCCTCAGCCGCACAGAACTCACCCTTCTTAAAGTCTACGAGAGGAAACCTAGTGTCAGGAAACCAACGGTAGGGAGATACGTTACGCACTAGATTTCCCTCGTATTTGACGATTTCGCGCCATTCTGACCCGGGACGAGAGTCCAACCACAATCAATGATCGCGGGACCAAACCGACCGATGTCTAGAAGATGCTGAAAAAGTAACGTATTAAATTGATTTTGTCTAAGTTCACGTTCTAAGATAGTTTCACAATCTTGTTGTTTCGTTCCATAATCCTCATCACCAGTGGGTAGCAACTCAAAGAATGTCCGATTTTGGTTAAACATCAAGAACAAAAACGACGAAAAAGTCATGACTTGAGCGAACGTATTCGGCACTACCATCTTCACCGGTTTACCTTTTGTAGCTTGCTCGACATCTTCTTTATCGAAGTGGCGAATACCACGAAACACCTCATCTTGCATATCCCACTCTGAGTAGTGCTTAGACATTTGCGCACGTGACATTTTGATAAGGGCCAACGCGTGAGCAAGAATGTCCTTGTGAAAGTCACTCGGCTCGACTTGGTTAAGCTCTTTTGTAACGTCCTCGGTCATTTCTTCAACAACTCTCCGGGTTGTGCCATTAACAAGTCCACATTGTCTTTAATCACAAAAGGCTTTGCTTTAACACCAGTTTTAATTGGTGGTTCTACATATGGTAAACCGTTAAGAATCGCTCGATACAAATTTTCCATCATGTGGTTGTCAGCATCCTTTGGTTCGTTTTTCTTGAGGTCGTAAACGTAGTGCGTAAACTCGAACAAGGTTTGCTGTAGTCTTGGTGAAAAGAAAATAGTCGGGAGTCCCTGCGGGTCTCGTTCAGCCAGTCGCTCCCGAACTCTGTTGATTCCCGTCGACAAGTCCTTCGTCGCCTTGTCAAAATAGAGATCATACTTCATGAACTCATCCACGATTGATTCTCCAGTGACAGGATGGGGAATAACAGCAAAAGGGTCAATTTCCATGTCGGCAACGTAGCGATTCTTAGTCTTAGCAAGAATGGATTTTGCCACGGGGTCGATCAAGTTGTCGTCGAAGAGTTCATCATAGACATAAACTCGACCTTTGTGGTCGGAAGCAAAAAATAATACTGCTTGAGGTAGTCGAGTATGGTAGTCAAACCAAATTCGAATTGTGTAGTCTTTAGGAGGTAAATGGTAGTCTTCCCAACCTTGAGGGACATCACAGAGAACATGTAAGTCGTAAATGAACTCTTTATAAATTAGTCCGGCCATTGCATACGGTAGACCGAAAAGCCGACATTCCTTTTCGTCACGTGAAAGGCTTGCTGCAAACTCCTCAACACCTTGTGCACTGTTGTAAGGATTATCGTAAATGGAAGCGGTAATAATGTAACGTGAACCACCAAGCTCAGTTTTCGTGAAGCCGAGACCTTCGTTAGGAACTTGAACAATGCCACGAGTTGCTGGTGTGAACTCATCATTCACCCACATTTCCTCAAGTGAAGTTGCATTAATCCAGAACTTTCCGTTACGATCAGCCAGTCCTCGTTTATTCGAGATGAACATTTCGCGTGGAGGTGGTTCATCAAAGTGAATAAAGTCCCAATCGGATGACTCCTGGGAAAGTTTAGCATGTTTGTAGGATTCCACAGTGTCAAGATATATAACAGATTCGCCCCCGCCGAACTCTGTTAACCTCTTCACAGGGATTTGATCAATGTGTCCACCTCGAGAAACGTGCGGCTTCCCAAGAGCATCCGACGGAATCATTTGGAAAAGGTCACCCCAGTTCTCATATGAACCAGCACGGTTGGTGAAAATTTCTTTCGCTTTGTCCCAATCTGAAACGACCAACAAACCTTTCACTGGATAAGTCGGAATCCCTTTTGTCAAGAGATGTCCTCGGCTGCACCAGATTTCGTCTTTCCAGTACGGTTTCCAAAACGACAGTAACGTCCTGTAAAGTCCCCTCGTGAGTGAAAGACGTCCTGTTTGTAGTGTGGTTCATAGAAGTTTAATCCATACGATTGTCGCAGTTGTTTGAGACGTTTCTGCATTGCAACCTCTTTGCGAAGTTCTAAAAGTTCAGTTGCAGTTAGTTCGCTCATGTAGTTGTAGGATTACCAAGCTTCAAAAAGTCCCAAAGTGCATTTAATCTGTTGATCCAACCACGAAGAAACTTCCGCATCACAGGTCGACCTTCGGAAAGCTTACGATAAAATTTACCTTGTTCCATTATAAATCTTTTTGGTGAACCACCAGATAGAGCTGAAAGTTTTCTCGCACGTCCTTCACCAGCATTTACAAGAGCGTTGAAATAAACTTCACCAAGACCAGTTGGCATGTCCTCAATATTGGCATTTGTCCACTCCTTAAAATAAATGTCTTTAGCTTGTTCCAACGTAAGACTATTAATATCAACACGTGGGTGACTCCTTTGGTCGATACCATAACGAGTAGTGCCACCTGGATCGTCAGGATCACGCTCTGTGCGAACCGAACCATCTTTGTTGTATTCAGTTTCCCACTCTAGAATGAATGGAATGAATTTGTTGAATCTATCAGTCATACTACCAAAGTGCTTTTATGTTTGCTGGAGGCGTTGGTGTATTCCATACACGTGTGACTACCAACGGTATAACTCCCGCAGCACAAACACCCAAATCAACAGATTGTCCACCCGCTGTGGTCACCTTAAGATTTGTCGACGCTGAACCAAGTAAAAGTGCACGAGCTTGAACTGGTAAGTCCACTGTATCACTTGGCGTAACCGCTGCTACATTTGAATAACTTCCTGCTTCCATTTTTGTTACCTCTAATTGAAATTGTGGCAGACTAACCGGTCTG